CTGACATTCTTCACTTGAAACATGAAGATGACAAATTCGACAAAAGCGGTACGCTGCGGTGAACACAAGGTTCACGTTAACGCAGTCGCTTTAATCGATGGGATAATTGGTGCCCATTCCAGGGATGGCCCTGGAAAAGGCGTTACCGTCGCGTCAAAAGCCGATGAGCCTTTCCATTCTCTTATGAAGAGATGTGGAGTGCTCGTCGGCGCGACGGAAACAACCAACGGTTGGAAGATTTCTGGAGAGTCTGTTGTCGAGGCCCTCTATTTTAGCAGAAGCTATCTAGAGGTCCTTTATGACTTTGACCCTAAGTTCCAGAAACTCCCGTTGAGTGATCAGCTTTCGCTGTTCAACAGAACCAAAGATTGGCTTGAGGGAGATTTTATCTCCTTCGCCAAGTATGCGACCGCCTGGCCCATGGCGAGGTGGATGCGTGCGGCTGACAAGTCCAATGACTTGCCGGTCAGACCGGATGGCTTTGTTGGTAGTCCTCTCCTCTTCGGAGGAAAGGCGAAACGGTATCTGAAGAACCGTCTCGTCAGTCATACAAAGAAGACTGTTAAACTACCATGGACTATTCTTCAAGGTGTGAAGAGGGCAGCTGCCCCCGCACCGAAGAGTTATGTCCACAAAACGATGATAAAACATCGAACCATCCTTACGAAGGTCCCAGTTGATAACTGGGCAGTCAGAGAAGAGTTTGATAGGTTCATGGTGGCAGCCTTTAGGGGCTTCCGCAATGATCCTCCGAGGTTGTATGAAGCAACAACCTCGGCCTCCTTCGAATCTAAAAGATCCACAGGAGGTGCTCGGCAATATTTGCGCGAAGAGCTTGGAGCCCAAAAACGGGGCTCTCTTGAACAGCTCTGTAACGTGCATTCTGCCGAGGACTCTCAGCTTCTACACATGGTTGAGACCAGACCGGGTAAAGTCACCCAGGTCCATGGGCTCCCAACTCCTGACGTTCAGGAGGTGTTGAAGCGTGCCGCGGAAGAATCTTCCAAAGGTCCATTAAAGATTATGGTTTCTCCAGTTTTGGAACCGTTGAAGGTCCGACTCATATCCAAGGGACAGAGTTGGTCCTACTACTATTCCAGGTTCTATCAAAAGAACCTCTGGAACCATTTACAGAGCTTTCCTCAGTTCGTCCTTACCGGACGTCCTATGGATAGCTCTGATCTCTATGAGATACTCATTCAAGAGAAACTCATAGGACTCTCCAAGTTGGAGGGTCTTAAATGGGTCTCGGGAGACTATTCTGCAGCAACTGACAACCTTCAGGCGACATTCACTCGTGATGCCTTTGAGACCAGCCTTATTCAGGCCGGTTTAAGCTGGGACGAGATGGAGGTGTTACGCTCGGTTATCTATAACCAAGAGCTTCACTATCCCGACGACATGGTGAAGAGAGGAGGTCTTGATCCAATCATGCAGGCCAATGGCCAGCTGATGGGCTCAACACTCTCCTTTCCCATCCTATGTGTCGTCAATCTCGTCGCCTATGCTAAGTCCATCTATGACCTTACGGGTCGATGGACTCCTCTCAGGCAACTCCCTGTTAAGATTAACGGGGACGATATACTCTTTCGAGCTAACGACGAGTTGTATGGAATTTGGCAGAGGAACGTTAAGCAGGTAGGCTTCGACCTTTCGGTGGGTAAAAATTACATTCACCCACACCTGCTAACCGTTAATTCCGAGTTGTACCAGATGGATCAACTACCGACCGGGGTTACCTTCACGAAGATTGAGTTCTTCAATGTGGGTCTCCTCACCGGTCAGTCGAAGATTACTGGTCGAGACCAAGGTCTCCGGGCTGCCCCAATTTGGGACAACTACAACGAGGTAATGTACGGTGCGTCTAATAAGGCGCGAACCCATAAGAGGTTTATCCACTATAATCTAGGGGCCATTAAGATGGCCACTAAGAATGGTGATTTTAATCTCTTTCTACCCTTTGAAAGGGGTGGATTGGGTTTCGTCCAGAATGACGCTGTTCCCTACCATATTACATCCTTCCAGAGGCGGTTTGCTACCGTCCTAGAAGAAGAATATCGCAAAGGTCTGGAGGCTGGGGAGATTTCCCCAACCTCTCTCGGTGTTGTTAGCACCGAGCCGGTAAGCACAGGGATCAGGCTGTTTCATAAGCCTGTCCTGAAGCTTACGCCACGCATTGGTCCTGTTGGAACAATTTCGGCAAAGTACGAGCCCCCAGAGTTCAGTTACCCGATTCTCTCCCAGGTGGGTGATATCGACAAAGCACCTTTAAAGTTTAAGCTTCCATCCAAGAAGGATAAGAGGCTTCAACTGGTGCGGTCGAACACTCACAATAGGATGAGTAATCGAGAAATCGAGCACTGGCCATGGCGTACAGTCGAGGTTCCCTACATCGTTGGCGCTCCCCCTATTGGGGTTGAAGCAGCCTTTGAGTCGCCACCACAGAAAGTGGTTGAGCTGACTCCGATGCAGGATTACTTCGACTGATTTGCTCACGACCTGGACATGTCGTTAAACTGCCCATGGGGTCCTAGGAATTAAACCACCCAAAATCGGTGGAGTTGGAAATGATACACAAGGGTGTTGTTACCCTGTGATTGATTCACCTCCTTAATACTTCCGTGCTAAATTGTCTTATGACATAAATGCCAACAGACTGCACGGGTGGGCTCTTTCGTGTCCCACTGGAAGAGTTTCCTAGGATGTACAGTCGGGCCCATCAAGAGGCTGGATCCCATATTGTCTTGACCTGTGAATTGAAAACTCACTTGTAAAAACAATGCCGAATCGAAAGCAAAATAATCGATGAGGAAAGAGCGGCCGTCAGAATCGACGTAACCGCAGACCCGGACCACGTTATGGTAATGATACCATGATGACTGGCGCTCCTGCTGGAGTCTCTCAAGACCTCCAGCAGTTTACCCGGTTTCGACCGGGGAGCACGCCGGAGAGTATTACACTGCACACCTGTGCGGCCATCTATGATGTTCTCAAAGAGGCCTCAAGCACAAATGGTGCTGCATTGCAAAATGGAGGAACGGAACGTTATGCTGTTCAGCTCAACCTCACTGCACCCATGGGTGTCAGTGGGGCTGGGACTAAATCAGCTTACGGTTTCATTTCTCCGATCTTCGACCTTATTGCCAGCTCCTTCGTTCGCTACCGTATTAGAAAGCTCATTTTTCATTATGAGCCTCAATCGGCCGCAACCGACGGAGAACGTTTGGTCTTCGCTTTTGCGAATGACCCGTTACATCCTCTCCTAGTGAGCACTACGCCACCGACGCAAGCTACCTTGTTGGCACTTGCTGACAGTATTGCGTTCATGCCTTGGAGAGCGTGGTCAATGGATGTTACTGAGAAGCTTGGACAGGATAGGCTTTATACCTATTCCGATCCATCAACTGCCCTTGGTGATTTCACCGAGAGATTCTCCGACTTTGGAGTAATCTCCGCGATAACCTCATCAAATTCGGGCACTGATGCCCCAGGTGGTGTTCTCTACATGGAAACTGTGGTAGAACTCGAAGAGTTCTGTCCTATTTCCGTGACGAGGCCCAGCTCACTCCTAAGAATTAAGGAGAGGGCCGAGCACCACCTTGAGGTTCAGAAGGCACACACTTTGAAGTGTGCGCCCCCCGAGGGGACTTGTTCTCATGGCATCCATCTTTCTCGCACCTGCACTTCGTGCACGAGTGCGGGGTCCTAACTCCTCATCGACCAGGAATGTCGTTAAACTTTCCCGACCTGGAGATGTCGTTAAACTCTCCCGGCCGTTAAGATCATAACTGTAAAAAGCGGTTGATTCTCTCCAATGAAGCTCAATAGGCAAAACTTCTAATACCAGCTGCAGGCAGTAGGGTGTGTGGAAGTCGATAGTCCGAGGACGAAGTCGACAGCACACCCGAGGCCGGGCAAGGGTTCCGAAGTTGAGCCTAGAGGTAAGAAGATCACTATGAAGGTGGGGTCCTTGGTCGGACCTCACCTGATCTTCAGGTCCTAGTGACGTGGTGGCCTTTTCAACCACCGTGGGGGCATAATAGCCGCTCCAAGCCACAAAGAGATCCCTCAGAGCTAAGGAGATTGAATCCTGTTATATACAGTAGAATGATCCTATAGGTCGAAGGGTTGATCACCCTGGAACGCCTTTTCCAAATTCTCATCGTGCGAATCTGGACGCTCGCGTCCGGAGGAGCGACCGGGG